GCTCAACAGCGCGACCGCGATTGCGTATTTCGCATGGGATTCGCTGGTGCCTGGCCAGACCAACGATTTCGGCGGCGTGATCAGCCGTGGCCGGGATGATCGGGCGTATACCGATTATTTCCACAGCCGTCAGGCGTTCGGGATGCAGAAAATCTCTGACGACCTCGGGCTGTTCATCAAGGACGCCGTGGCCTAAGGCTTCCTGATCTGGCCGATAGGGAGGACCGCATGGCTGTTCGTGAGCGCATCGATCGCAGGAACGCGCTGACGCGCAAATATACAGCCTTGCAGTCCTTTACTTTCGAGGGCCGCAAATACGCCAACGGCGATCCGTTTCCGATCGATGGCCTGCCGCTCCATCAGGTGATGACGCTCCATGGGGCGCGGCACATCGATCTTGTGCCGCTGAGCCCCGAGTCCGAGGAACCGCCGGCCGAAGATCGCGGCGTGACGCTCACCGAAAAGGGCGGCGGTAATTATGAGATCACCGCCGCGTGGCTCGACGAGCCGCTCAAAGTCAGGGGCCGGGACGCGGCCAACGCGGAGGCCGAGCGGGTGCGGAACGAGGGTCCGCCGCTGGGCTTCATCGAAGGCGGATCGGACGTCACGATCGAGCAGCTGGCGGGCGGTTGGTATGCGATCAACGCGCCGTGGCTCGAAATGCCCGAGAAGGTTCAGGGCCGCGATCTGGCACAAGAGCGCCAGCGGGCGATTCATGATGCCGGTGAGCCGGCCGAACACCACGGCGTTGCGCTGACCGAGTCGGCCAACGGGTGGTTCGATGTCAAAGCTGATTGGCTCCCCGAAAGCGAAAAGGTGCAAGGCCGCGACGCCGCGGTCGCGCGGGCCAATGAGCTGCGCGCTCAGGGCGATCCCGCCAAGCCCAAGCCGCTGAGCCCGTGGGAGTCGAGCGTTCTGATCAGCATCGAGCAGAGCGACAATGGGCCCATCTATGTGCTGAGCGCGCCCAATCTGCCATCTCCGGAGCGTTACCGGATCGCCGAGGTCGCGGAGTCGCGTCAGAAGGAATTGCGCGACGCCGGGCCGCCCGAGGGCTGGACGCCGCCGCAGGCCTGATAGCCATTCTCCGGGGGCGGGGACCGCGCCTGGCCGTCTATCGGGATGGCCAGGCGTTGGTGTAAGAGGGCCACAGACGAAAGGAGTTCAGCGATGACCGACCTCAAGAATTTCGATCCCAAGCGCCGCATGGTCTTGGCCAAGGCCCAGCAGGTAAACGGCTTCCGGTTGTCGCAAGGCTGCCAGATCACGATCGTGGACGAGCCCACGGGCGGCGCGGGCGAGATCACCGAGGGCGAGGCCAAGCTGCTTTTCGCGCAAGGCACGATCATCAATCAGGATAACGCGGTCGCGACTCCCGTCGAGACGCCTGAGCAATATGCCACGCGCGCAACTGAGGTCGAACCGTTGGGCGACGGCAAGCATCTGATCCGTGCCCCATGGCTGCCCGAAGGCGAGATCGTGCCCGAGAGCAAGCTGGCCGCGCGCGTGCTTGAGGTCATCCAGCAGGGCGCTGACGGCCATCGCGAGCGCATCGCCGAGCTGGGCCCGGACGCCGCAGCGGCGATCACCAGCGGAACCGATGGTTTCGTGATCGCGGACAAGGGCAATGGCAATTTCGAGATCAGCGGGCCGGGACTCGACGAAACGCTGAAGGTCCGTGGCCGCGAGAACGCCGAGGCCAAGCTGGACGAGCTGCGCACCGCGCATGCGCAGAGCCAGCAAATCGACAAGCCCGAGGTCGTGGTGCCGCCCGGCAGCGCCGAGGTTAGCCAGCCGGGCGGCCAGCCTGTTAGCGATCCAGCGGCCAAGGACGAGACCCTTGAGCTGACGGACGAGAAGCCCAAGGCCTAGCTCGTTGCTTGAGCTGCGCGCCGATCAGATCGTTGGCGTGATTGCCGATCTTGATCTCTACACGAGGGGCGAGATCGTGGCGCTCGGGCTCAACGTGGACGCCAATTTGCGCTCAAGTCCGCCGATCGGCACGCCGGTCGATACCGGCTGGGCGAGGGCCAATTGGCTGCCCAGCGTGGGCGAGCCGCGGATCATCGATGCGAGCGTGCGAAAGCCTCAGCCCGCCGATGTGGCCGCGCGCGGGGCGGTCCAGCAAATGGGGCTCAATCAATTGCTGGGCTGGAAACTTGAGGACGGACCGATCTTCGATTCCAACAATGTGACCTATATCGGGGTGCTCAACGCCGGGCATTCCAAGCAGTCGCCTCCGGGCTTCGTCCAGCTCGCGCTAGTCAAAGCCGTTCAGGAAACCGAGAGCGCGGGCGCGAATCGCGCGGCCCGTTTCCGTCGCGCCAACTCGTTCGCGGCCAGCAAGCCAAGGCCAAAGCGATGAGCGCCTGGCGCGAGGTCAAGGCCGTGCTCTACCAATGGTGGGCCGATGGCTGGGGCGACACGACCCGCTATGCGTTCGCCAACGAGCAATTCGATCCTCAAGGCGCTGAGCATGTGCGCTTTCGCGTTCAGGGACGGCCAAGCACCCAGATCACCCTCGGGCGGCCCGGCCAGCGCCGCGTCGATCGCCAAGGGGCTATCTTCATGCAGATCAGGGTTCTGCCCGGCGATGGCGAGGGACGGCTTTCCGATTTAGCCGAAAAGGCCGGACGGCTGTTTGAGGCCCGCAGGATGGCTCCCCATGATATCCGGCTAGAGACCGCTCAGCCGGGCCCAGCGGGCGATGTGGACGGCGGCACATGGTATGGCGTGACAATTGAGGTTCCTTTCGCGTATCAGGACATAATCTAGCAGGAGGCAATCGATGGGCCGGGTCGTTAGCAACTTTCTGTCACTTGCGCGGGCTCGCGAAGCCTCGCTTGGCGTGCTGTCTGGCGCGCCGCAATGGTTCGAGCTTGAGCCCAATAGCATCAACGCGTTCGGCAATGTGATCGCCACGACCGCGCGCTCGCCGATCAGCAAGGTGCGCGCACGGCGCAAAGGCTCGATCACCGACTCGGACAGCAATGTCGAGTTCGAATCCGATCTGACCCTGACCCTCTTGCGGCTCAGCTGCGAGGAATTCCTGTTCTCGCGCTCAGTCGGTCCCGACAGCTTCATCGCGAGCGCGGTCGCGGGCGGCGGCTTTACTGTGCCGGCCGTAAGCGCCGGGGCGTCCGGGCGTCTGATCTATGGCGCGGGCGCGGCCAAGTCGCTGATCTATTCGCGCGGTTTCGACAATCCGGCCAACAACGGGCTCAAGGTCTTGGGCGCGGCGGTTGCGCCGGGCGCGACCTCGATTACCGCCGCGGGTCTGGCCGCCGAGGCTCCGGGCGCAACCACGCTGGCCGAGGTCGCGATCGCGGGCGTGCGTGGCGCGGCGGGCGATCTGGCGATTGATGTCGATGGCAATCTGACCAGCACAGTGCTGGACTTTACCACGCTGGGGCTGACGCCCGGCCAGTCGATTCATGTCGGCGGCGTCGATGCGCTCAACCGCTTTGCCACGGCGGGCAATTTCGGGTTCGCGCGCGCCAAGGCGATCGCGGCCCACAAGATCACGCTTGAGAAGCGCGATGACGCGTTCGTGGCCGACGCCGGGGCGGCGGTCGCGATCGATATCCTGTTCGGCCAGTTCGTGCGCAACGTGCCGGTCGATCACGCGGATTTCCTCCAGCCAAGCGTTCAATTCGAGCTGGCCAGCCCCGGCCTCGGGCCCACGGGCGAGACTGAGTTCGAATACGCGCTGGGCAATTGGTGCGACACGATCTCGCTCTCCTTGCCGCTTACCGGCAAGGCGACGATCACGCAGGGCTATAAGGGCACCTCGACGACTGATCCCGATACCACGCGGGCGCTCAATGCGGCCAATGCGAAGATCGGCGGTCAGGTCGAGGCCTTCGGGACCGCGAGCGACATCGCGCGCCTGCGCGTCCAAGAGGCGGACGAGACCGGGCTGAGCACTGATTTCAAGAGCACCACGCTGACGCTCAGCAACAACGTGGCGGGCGAGAAGGTGCTGGGCGTGCTTGGCCCCAAGTATCTCAACGCGGGTGATATCCAGATCGACATTCAGACCGAGATGGTTTTCACCAGCCCGGAGGTCGTGACCGCGATCCGCTATAATCGCAATCTTGGGCTCGATTTCGCGTTGCGCAACGGCGATGGCGGCGCGCTGTTCGACTCGCCCAAGGGCAGTCTGACGGGCGGCGGGCGCAAATATCCGGTCAATCAGT